TTATAGAAACTATAACAGCGACAATCCCACACCAGTATAAGAGGGTTGAAATTACATGCCCGTTGTCTATACCAAAGACTGTGAGGTTGCATTGTAAAATAAGATATTAATTTATTGATAAACTTCCAACCCCATTTCTTTTGCGGTGGCTACCATCGTCGCAACGATCTTCTCAACATTTGGTGCTTCACCCGTTTTCTTCTCTACGATTTTTATGAATTGGTTGGTTGGCCCGTTATTCAGTTTCTTGGTTACGAGCCGTCCGTTTACGATGGCTAAAACGATACCAATACCAAGACCTTCGATCTTGATTTGTTCTTCAGCACCTTCTATATCTGGTGGTGAAGGTGGCATCATAGGAGCAGATTCTTGATCTCCGCCGCCGCTTTCCCATCCTTTACCACCGGATTTCTTTTTCTTTTGTGCTTGCTTTCCCTGCTTTTCTGAAGCACCACCGCCTTTGTGCTGTTCGTTGGTGATGTAATAATACCCGCCTTTGTTACCTCGTCTTACAGGTCTGCCTTTTGGTGCTTCTGATGGGTGAGTGATATACACCTTTGCTTTTATGATTGTACCTTCAAGTCTTTGCTCGATGTGGTCAAACTTATACCCTGCTTTACGAAGCCCGTTCTCCATTCTTTTGAGTGCTTGGTAGTAATCGGGGAACTCATCCAGATGATCCTTTGCAATCTCTTTTGCGATTTCTGGATCTTTGGTGTGTTCCATCTCTACTGCTATTCCCTGTGCAAGCCAGTATGGATCGTAATCCATATCTTGTCTTGTGTCTTTCTCACCCATAACCAGAGCTTTCATCCACGCATTATCTGTGTGCGTTTTCGGCTTTGGCTCTTCGGTTATTGTTGGACGAGAACCCTTTGGTTTTTTATAACTTGATAAGGGTGGTGTTGATTGGTTGGACATAGGTTTTTTTTCTGATACCGCTTTTTCCCTCGAAGTCTTTTCTGTTGGCTTTGTTGCTACTTCCTCTCTTGGTGCAGTATTCGGCCCGAATTTCGCCTGCTTGTCTTTACCACCAGTATTCTGTTCCGGTGCTGATGTTTTTGAATTACGATCTCGTTGAGCCTGTTTACCAGATTCTACATCGTCAGCCGCTTTCTGCTTTGCGTCGGCATCGTCCTTTACTTTTTTTGCCGCCACATTTGTTTTACTTTCTGGATCAACGCTCTCTCTTACAGCACCACCAATAGCACCTAAAGCTTGCTTTAGTAATCCTTTCTTTATTGGTTTTCGTTCATATCCCAAAACAGAATAGACACGGTTGCTTGTTTCCCTTTCTGGTTTGTAATCTTCATAGACCACTTTCTTTCTTTCTTCTTCGTGCTTTTTGCGTTCCTCTGGTGTGAGGGCTTTATTATACTGTTCCTCGTCAATAGAAGGATCTTCCGGCCCAACCTGTGCAGAACCTTGTCCGGTATCTCCTATTCCTGCATCTACATATCCTTCAGAACCCGGCCCATATCGTCCTGCTTCCTGATCTTCAAGACCACCCGCACCCATCTCACCGGGCTGTTGTCCACTCATCATTAACTGGTTCTGCATGATCTCCGCTTCGAGCATGTCAATATCGAATTTGTACTTGTTCTTGTCAAGCCCGGATAGTTCCATACTTGCTTCGATGGGGAAACCACTCTGATAGTACTGTAAGAAGGTGGATGCTTTGATTGAATTGGTTGTTGCCACCTTCTGTTCATCATCCAATTCAATATCCCTTACGAATGAGAACTTCCAGAACTTCCTGTATCCTTTAAGGAATGGTAAGACTTCCCGGTTGATCCTCTGTTCGAGGAAGGTCATTAACGGGTATAGCAGACGGGACTTGGTTATGTTCCTCTTGACATACGAGGATGCGCGGTTCTCTCCACCACCCATGAACTCTTCTGGACTGAATCCCCATGTAGCCCATACGAGTTGAGCGACAAACTTCTGTCCTTCTAACCACTGCATGTCGTGGAGAGATTGTGCCAATGAGGTTACTTTCTCACCATTGACGGTGTGTATAACAGAACCGAATCTCTGCCACCCCTGATTATTGTACTTCAGTTCTGCAATCCTCTGTTTTAACTGTGGGATTGTGTGTACTTCTGGATGCTCCCAAACGACTGAAGGAACGACACCATTCTCGAATGTCTTACCAGCCGCCTTTGTACTGTCTATTAGGTACTGAATCTGATACTTTAGGAATTTTATAAAGTCTGTTCCGTATATACCATCTGTACGAGGGTACATCATAAAGTAACAGATTTCCTCTGGTTGGAAGGGGATGTACACACCAGTACGTGAGCGTTGCCAGAACCTTTCCGTGTAACCGTGACTCCACCATCCCTGATAAGTTGGTTGCTGATGTGATGCGTAACCGCCTCCTGTTAAATCTACTGTGTTCTGTATTGGTACATTGACAATGAATGGTACACGGTCTTGTTCTCTCCAAAATTCTGTTGCAAGGTATGGTTTTATTTCTGTTACAAACCCGCCTTTGTTATAGGATTTTACAAGAACCCCTGCATCATAACGGGTAATATCACGGATTAGAGCCGCGAAGATACTACCCATATCATCTTGCGGGTTTGGTTCATTGAAGAAATCGGTTGCGGAATCTATCGTTTCACCGTTTCTTGAATCTTTAACTGTGTACTGGATGGAACGCATATAGTCCATCATCGCTTTTTCACAGATGGCGTAATAGGCGTTTCTTGCCATCTTGTCGTTGGTACTCTTGTCGAAATCGTCCCTGTAAATTCCAAGAGTGTTATAATAATTACTTATGGTATGGATGGCTCTGCGGTCTGCATCGGTGACGGTTACATCAGTTCTCTGTTTATTCTCTATGTAAACATCATCTCCACCTTCATAGAAACTTGGTACAACCTGTTGGGATTGACCAGATGCTTTCATTAAAAGAGAAAGGATTTCCGATTCATTCTCAATCATTCTTGAATCGAGAGGACGTTCTGCGTTATCCATCAACCCGCTTATTGGTTGCCCTCCAAGATCAGACTTATGAAAAAGCGTGTTTGGAAGTTTTATTCCTTTTTGTATTCGTTCATCAACAGTTGCAAAGTTCCATATTTCGCTTAATGACCGCATAAGCAATATTTCGCTTGGAGCATATTAATCTTCTTCGTAATTTGCCACTCGATCTTCCTCATCGTTGTAATCACACAAATAATTATTATCATTATCTCCTTTGAATTTCTGCCTTTGCTCATCGAATGTTGGTTTGTACTCATCAGCATCAGAATACCCCACGACAGATGCACCCTGATTTCTGTCCAAACCCCATGCACAAAGAGCCACACTTATGACTATATCATCGTGCTGTCCATCGGGAGCGCAGTACCTTATTCCACCACCGGGCATTTGTTCGTACCCGAATATTGAAAACTCTTTCTTTATTTCAGGTATGTTTGGGATGCCTATTACAGCATCATCCACCATTTTCATCAGGTTCTCTATTGCCTGCTTCTTGGTTGTTTGTGAGAACTTGTATGCCTTTATCGCACATCCCTGTCTTTGTAAATCCTCCACAATCGGATCGCCTACACCCGTAGAGTCCATATACATTACACAGTCGTTGTACCTCTTTAGTGCTGACGAAATCTTCACTTTCTGGTAATCCCAATCTAAATGGTTGAAACGCTCGTAGTACACAATCTCGTTGGTCGCAAGGTCGGCTATCGTCAAGACAGTAAAATCCTGATACTTTGCTAAGTCGCCACCACCAACGTAAAAGTGTCCCGGTAACGGATCTTTCAGCGTGTCCCTCAATACTCTGTTCAGGTTGCGGAATACTTCACCACCGTTTTCTAAGAACTCTGCAAGAATCTCCTGCCTATACATGATCTGCGGGAGGTCTTTACTCATGCTTTCAAACTCTTTTGGATCTAAGAACTCATTGTCCATCGATGGATATGTGAATGAAACGTAATCTGGATCATCACCACCGTTCTTTGGATCTTTCATAAAAATGTCATAGAACCAATTTTTACCCTTAGGCGTTGTAGGGAAGATTGCGCGTCCCATACGATCACCCAAAGCAGGCCGCATATAGTTCCATGCACTAATATCACACATTGACGCTTCATCAAAGACGATGAGATCAAGTCCTCTGCCGACCAATGCTTGTGGATTATCAGCAGATTTAGCCCAGATTCTACTTCCATTTCTCAACTCGATTAGTTTCTTTCCCTCGAATATCTGCTTCACATATTCTCTTGGCAGATACTCAATGACCATTTCCCAAAGAATGTCTGTCTGTGGGTATGTTGGTGCTACTATCCAGATATTGAATTTGGGGTTCTGAAGAGCAGACCAGATAACGATGAAAGCGCAGAGCATCGTCTTTCCAAAACGTCGCCCACAACTAATCACCATAAATCTCGCACCATCCATAAAAGCATGGAAGATTTCTAATTGCTTGGTGTGCAGGGTTATGTCAAGTTTCGTCATGTTGAATATATCATATTAATATCATATGTCTTTTCTTCTTATGATGGTGTCCATCATCGGGCTTAACATGAGCGATTCTGGATCTTGCAGGTCGGGAACTTCCTCTGGTAGTATATCATCCTTTGTCTTTTTATAATCAAGGAGTTTTCTTGCAGTCTGCTGTTGAAAGGCTTTGACTTCTGTTCCACTCATACCATCAGGCTTGGAGAAGTGTCTTACCGTTATTTCAAGAGGTTCTGAAGAACTCATGGTTGCTTTCTCACCATAGATGGTCTTGTGCAACCTTCCTACTGCATCAGCGTATGCAAGCCTCTCTTTCACATCCGCACCAAGATTTGTTCCTGCAACGAACAGAGCAGACCTTATTTCGGTGAGTAGTCCATCTTCACCATTGAGAAACATATTCTGGATTCTTCGTTGAACACCTGCGGGTGCATCCTTTAGTTTACATGGGTGTAATATTCGTTTGTACCCTCTCTTTTCATCCACTATATCAAATTCCTTTGACATTGAGAGTGGGAGCATTGGACATGATTCTGAGAACTCACACTTGGAAGAACACCATTTCCGGTTTCTTACAGAATTGGCAAGACATTTAAGAGGACTTGTTGAAGAACCGCCCAATGACCTATCTTCCTGAGATGGGATATGAACTGGTGCTTGTCCCGGAGGTAATGACATACAAACCTTTATCACACTAATGGTATATATAAAGTATCATGCAAAGAGAATCCCTTTTGAATGTTGATATATTAAAGGTTGTTCCCTACTTCCGAAATCCAAGAAAGACACAGAAGGCTGTTCCAAAGGT